GTCTGCGTAGCCTTTTACTTCTACACAATAATTATTAACATGGTTAGGGACGTATAAGTCCCCTTTTAAACCATGTTTAGCATCTAGTGCTCCGCTACCAGGAACACGTTCCCACCCTAAACCAGTATGTTTGCGTAACATATCACGCGCTAGTGTTTCTGTGCGCGCACCTTTTTGTCTACTATCTACCATGAAGGGCCTCCCTAACGTGTTTGGCCAATCTATCCCAGTCTATAGTACCATCTTGATTGGTATACATACTGTCGCTTCTAGACAGTATATCCGCTAGCTCAATATTTTTTTGAGCAGCTTCACGAGCTTTTCTTCTACGCTCAAGTAGTTTTTCAACTCTTTTATTACGCATAAATTCATGTCTGGCTATTAAGTAGCTTACTAAATCTATGCTACCCATGACCCGGCTTGTTCATTCCAGGTATAGTTTCCATCTTCTGGTTTTGGTACTGGTGCTTCCCACTCAGAAGTGGTTTCATTTAATATCCAACTAGGATAAGGTTTTTCCCTTTCTAATTCTGCTAATCTAGCGGCGCGCTCTTGCTCGTTCATTTGATGAATTGACCACACATCTCTAACTTTATTGCCTAAAAATTCATAGGTTAATCCTAGTTTTTCATAGCAATTAATATGTGGTTGCTCCAATGTTTCTAGTGGGTAGTATTCTGGAGGAATATTATCAATATAATCATACTGAGGATATTGCTCTGGCGGAAATAGTATTTTCATACCATATTCACTTTGTGGATGATCTATAGGCCTGCCATTTAAAACTCTCATAAATAATTTCATAAATCTACTCTTGATATGTTGTTACGTTTTATTACATTGACTTTTTCTAGTAATGGATGGCTAAATCCATGACTTATTAAAAAAGTATTTAGATGTTCTTCTTTTAATAGAACTTCTACTAGTTTCTCTTTACCGTCTACATCAAGTGCCTCAACGGTTTCATCTAATATAAGTAAGTTGATTCTACTACTACTTAGAGTCTGCATTAATTTACGTATGGCTAATAGTGTAGCCACATTTACTCTAGCTTTTTCTCCACCACTTAAGGCGTTAATATCAATATCTTTACCATTGTCAGTAATTACAACATTTAGTTTATCACTACTGTTTACTTTAAAGCCAATTTGAAATCTGCCATCACTTAAATCTATTAAGTATTGATTTGTAATAGTCTCTAAATCTTTTACTAAGCACTCAATTTTATATGCAACAAGTCCAGTTGTACTAAAAGTTTTTGTAAGTACAGTTAATATACTCATGCGCTCCGACATAAGATGTAGCTGAAAACTATATTCTTCTAGCTCTTCTTGCATCTCTTCCAACTGCTGCTTGATAGTTTGTACTTTGCTATTGTGAGCTTGTATTTTACTATTATGTTCTTCGGCGGCTTTGATTCTTTGTTTTGTTGCTTGTATATTGTCAGATAATTCTTGATATTGATTTTGTAATTCATTTTTATCAAGAGTTTTAGCTGGCAATGAAGGATCTATTAATAAGTGTAGTCTTTCAAAGTCTTGTTGGGCTTTTATGGCTTCTTTATATTGTTTATCCTGATTTTCAAGTTTATTACTTATAATCAATGAAGCAGCCGCACTAGCTCTGGCCATTTCAACTTCATAATCTTTGCTAGCAATTAATTCTTGAGTTTTTGCATCATCAATTTGACTAAAGCAAGTTGGACAAATTCCAGTTAAATTTTTAAGCTTTTTTATGAATAATTCACCGTCTTTGACAGTTTTCATATGCTCTGCTTGCTCTTGTTGTAGACGACGAATGTGTTCGTTGTCTACCGATGCTACAGGAGGAAAAGTTAGATCAATTGTACTAATTTGTTGCTTATAAGTATTGTTTTGTACAATCTTACGATTGGTTTTTTCTACATTGCTAATTTCTAAGTTTAGTTCGGCAGCTTTTTGCTCTAATTTACTATCTAGTTCTTCTACTGTTATAGTAGTTCGTATAGTTAAGTCAGTTTTTTCATATTTATCTAACCAGCTGCGTATAGTATTAACTTTGGCTTGTGCAGCACTAATTTCTTTACCTAATTCTAGTGAAATTTCCTTAAATACTTCGCTGGCTTTAGTATACTTAGTTAGATTTAATATTTCTATTAAAAACTTTTTACGAGCAGTATCAGCACTAGTTAAAAACTCTAGACTCATAGCATTGCTTTGGTAAACTATTTGTGCAAAACTTTTATGATCTATACCTATAATATCTTCAACCATTTTATAGGTTTGTGTAGCCGTATGTGCACTAATGTCCTGACCGTTTTTTAGTAGTTTAACTGTTTGCTGTGTTCCGCGAGTAGTTTTAATAGTATAGTTATTGCCATCACGTTCTAGATCTAGTTCAATACTATAGGTCTTATCTTTGATATATCTATTTAATATATCTGCTTTTTTAATACCTTTACTATTTTTATTAAATAGTACTTCTTCCAAGATAAGTGCTATACTGCTTTTACCATGACCATTCTTACCAACTAATTGTGTAAGAGGAGCTTTGACAAAATTGATAACGTTTCCACTACCATAACTAAAGCAGTTACTCCATCTTAATTCTTTTATTGTTATCATTTGTTCCAAAACTTTCGTTTATCTAAAAAACCTAATTGTTCGATTAACAGTATCATATCAACAGCCCTATCAAACTCTAGCTCCCAATAATCCTGTGAACCATGTATACGCTCAGCAAGTATTCTAGCAACATAATAAAAATTAGGATGATAGTCTGTATTAATCATGCTCTATTTTATCCAAATTATTTTGTACTTCTAGTACAGCTTTTTCAATAGTTTCAGATGGCAGTTCTAATATATACTGTAAGTATTCTTTTACTTCTTCCACTAGACTCATATCATTATCTAGCATTAACTTTACATCTTCTGTATTTCGCTTAATAACTTTTTTGTCTATTAAATCACTATCTTCTAAGCCGCCCAATTCCTGCAAATCACCTTCAACTTGATAAATTGTATGATGATAGCTTGTAGGCGGTTTAGGGTCATTAGCACCTACAGTTTTTCTTATTAATTGAGGAAGTTCTAATTTAATCCACTCATGTTTTAGTGTTTCGCTATCTAGTAATATGACACCAGTTTGGACAACATCTCTATGAAAACTAGTGGTGACAGGACTGCCAGGATACAAGATATTACGTTGACAATTTTCATAACTATGTAAATCTCCAGCTAGTACAATATTCCAGCAATTAAAAATATCTAAATTGACTTCTGGTGTAACATGTGGAGGTATTTCTCCACGAACATGAGTGCAAAGTATCCTGCCGCCTTCTGGCCAAGGATTATTATGCTCAAAGTCTTTTAATTTATTGTATGGAACAAACTCTATACCATAATCGCTATAGTAATCATCTATTATAATCACATTACGCTTACTACTTAACAAGTTAGTTGCTTTAGCTAAATTACTCATAAATGTAGTAGATTTTTTAATAGCCTCATGGTTTCCGCTATAAATTATAGTTGGGATTTTACAAGCACCAATAAGGTCAAAATAAACTTCTAATTCATCCATGCTAGGCAATTTATCAAATAAATCTCCGCCTATAACAAATATATCTGCTTTAGTTTGTGCTTGTTCAAATTGCTGCCATAGTAGATTATAGCGATTTCTAGCCCAATCAACAGGAACATTTTTTTGACCTAATTTTATATGTATATCAGCTGTAAATAGTATTTTCATTATCTTTCCTGTGATGAAAAGGCCCAGTAACCTAAATTACCGGGCCTTATGTTAACCTAATTCTTTAACAGCTTCTTGCTCTGCACTATCACCCTCATCTTCATCAGACTGAGAATTAACTTTTTCTAGTAGAGCCTTGACTTCATCGGCTGTGGGTCTAGGAAACTTTTCATCAATGTTCTGTGCTGCATCTGCTAGTGCACGCTCACTATCACTAAGTGCTCGTGGTTTGCAACGTAGTACTTGTAGTGTGTACTCAACATTAAATGGAAGGGGGCCAGTTTTTTGACGCTTAAATACAACATCCCAACCTGTATCATAGTCTGTAGGATCGCCTAAATCTTCTGCTGCATTAACAATTTGTTCAAATAGCTTCTTTTTAAGATTTAGTGCTTTAACTTTACCATCTTTGGGATCAATACAGTTAATTGAATAACTCCAGCTACACCGCAAGTCTGGATAGTATTCAGGTACATGATCTTTTTCAAGATTATCAAACTTCTCTTTTTCACGGCTAAATGCCAAGCACTCAACTGGAATATCTTTGTTATTAGTGCCCTTAATCCAGTAGATATATCGTGGGAGTACTCCACCAATCAATCTAACTGTATTTTCGCCATCTTTGTATTCGTAGCTTTCTACTTTGTTTGATGCTGCTTTGCCTTTTGTTTGTTTGAAACTAAGTGCCATTTATTCCTCGTATTTGAAGTATATTTTGTTGTTTTCTATTGTTAATAGCGGATTGTATTTTATTGCTTCTATGTTTAGGTCTGGATAATAACTTAAATCTAAATATTTGTAGCCTAAATCTTTATAGTGCTGATAACTTCTACGCGCCGCTAGTTGTATATACTGTGATTTAAATAGTATATCTGTGCTAGGATCAAAGAAAAGCTGTGCTGGCCTAACTAAATAACTACTGCCGCCGCTTAAATTATAGTCAAATCCTTTATAGTAATCTTCAAGAATTTCTACAATTTTTATTGCGTCGCCTTTAGCCAATTTTTCCAATTTACTAAAGTTAAATATAAATACTTTTCTTTGATTCATAATATATTATATCACAGTTGATTACCAACTACAAGTTAAAATTTCTATACCGATTGTATTTCCCAACCCTTACGCATGTATAGCCCTAACCTATCATTATTTTGCTTCTTATCTGCCCAACCACTAAATTGAATATCTACTACAATTGGCTGTGGCTTATCTGGGTGTGGTCGCATAATACGACCAACAATTTGCTCTAGTAAACTATCGTTGCTCATTGGTATTGCTAGGATAACGCAACTGAGTGCGTTGATCGAGATTCCTTCGGCAAAGATTTGACGGCTACCAGCAATGCACATCTTTGTTTTGTTGAGGATTTGTTCTTTAGCATATTGCCGTTCTTCATAGCTGGTGTCGCCAGTAACCAACAAACACGTTTCTCCAACATATTCCTTTACCTTTTCTAAGAATTCTACACGATCTGCTACTACTAGTACGCTGTGGCCACCTTCAATATGGTAAGTAGCTAGCGCACTAATATACTTTCTGTAATATTCGCTTTGTGTTAGTTCATTAATCTTTTCTACCCAAGGTACATTGGGTTTTAGTGTAATATTACTCTTAACAATATGTACTACTGGATTTATAGTATTAGCTTGCTTAGGTTTAAATACTGTACTACCAAAATAATCACTAAAGAATACATGCTTGCCATCTTTGCGTTCCATAGTACCACTAAGCGCCAATCTATATCTAGCATAAAAACTATCTATAGTTTGACTAAAAGTTGTAGCAGGGCAATGATGTGCTTCATCTAGGATAATTGTGCCAAACTCCTTATTAATCCTATCTAGATATTTAACAATACTTTGCACATTGCCTACAACTACAAAGTGATCTTCTACATCGTAGAAACCACTGCCTATAATACCAGGCTCATGACCAAATAGTGCTCTAACTTCATCGCACCACTGATCGCGTAACGCAGTAGTATGTGTTACTACCAGTGTTTTTTGACCCCATTTGCGTGCAATATGTAGTGCTGTAAATGTTTTACCCCAACCTACTAGTGCATTAACAAAGCAAGTATCATTAGCTTCATTATAGACATCTAGTTGATCTTCACGCAACTCATATTTAGGCGTAGGGAATGGTACAGGATTAGTAACACGTTTATCTACTACTTCGTATCCATCGGGTATTAAGTCTTTTCTACCTTGCGGAATACTAAGTATGCCTTTGGGTAATAATTTGTAGTTTTTAACGGTTTCTACTACACTAAATTTTTTGCTACCAGTATTCTTTTTAAACTTGTAAGTAAGGCTGTCCATAATAAACTTGGCGTTTAGCTTGCCAGGATCATCCATATAAATCCTGTTAGTTATAATAGCCTTCACACTAGTCTCCATGTTGTTTCAATAGGTTCGCTATAATAGCCGTACAATAAATTACATCTATTG